TAACGAGACGTATCAGGAGCTGTTATAGGATCAAAACCTTGGCTTTGAAATGCTCCTTTGAACGCCTGTTGTTCTTGAAACTCTGCCATTTTTTATACTTTTAAAGTGCCAGGAATACCTAAGAATTTCATTTCTTTTGGAGTCATGCTAACACCAGTTTGGATTGCTTGTAAACCAAGTGTACCAATCTTAAGGGCAGACTGCCATCCACTGTTGGTGCTTTGAGGTATAGGTGCAGGAGCAAATGAACCAAATTGAGGAAGAACAGAAATACTAGCAATAGCAGCTTTGTTAGCTCCTCGTAGTTTCCTTTCAACTTCTTTCATTCTCATTTGTGAAGCTGTTTGTTGGTTCATTAGTTGGTGTACTTGTTGTGCTCTAGTACGTCCATAAGCACCTAAAGTAGAAGCAAGAGCACCACGTCTAGCACTTTTACCATACACTTCTCGTGCAGCAGATGAACCCAAAGCTTGGGCAAGTGCTTTTTTCATCTCGACACTCTGATAAGCAGCAGCGTCGTTAATTTCGTTAAGCCTTAATTGCTCAGCAAACCAAGCAGCGTCAGCAGCCAGGTTGTTGTTTTCAATCTGAGATTTTACTGTGTCAATCTTAGCAGAAAAAGCTTTTTTAATCTGCTTGTTCTGCTCCTCAACACGGTATTGATTAATTTTATTTTGGTATGTTGCGTTGTAAATAGCGTCATAGTCTACTTGGTTTTGACCAAAAAGACCAAGTGCTCCAAGTCCAAACTGAGCTAAGGATATTCCTTCCGCTACTCCAAATGTGAAGGACATAATCTTACGATCTCCAAAGAATAAGTATTGTCAGGTCCATCAGGGTAGATCCGTAGAACCTTAAAACCTAAATACCTTGCTAAGTTAAGAAGCGCAGTATTTTTTAAGTCAATGATTGACCACAAAAAGGGTCTGTTAATATGCTCCATTAACACTTTACCAAACCTCACTGTAGTAAGTGGGCTTTGTTTAACTTGTTTTGTTAGTTGTAGCCAAAGAAAATTATCTTCAGCTACACCATAAGCTCCATATAAATTGCCATCAGGACCGTATCCATAATAACAATCTAATTCATACAGGTTTTTAGCAACAGAAAGAATAGGCTGTTCACCTAATCTTTCATGATCCTGTAACCCTTTATCTAGCATTTGGCTAGTTAGTTCGTATGTGTCATTAATGGTAGCAGGTTTAAAGGTTAAACCACGGGTGGAATTAGTCATTAAGGTCTTTGATAGAAACCAACGTTATACTTACCTTCCCACATTAAATTAAGAAGTGACACAGGCATAGGAGTATCACCAATAATCTTTAGGTTTAGGTTCTCATTTCGTTGGTAAATAGGTACAGTATGTACGTCACTATCAGACAAGTTAACACCATTCAAGTCATACTCATACGGTTTAACAGCTTCAATAGTGTTACTCCATTCAGGTCTTCCAGTGATGTTGATCTGGTATTTTACTGGACCGCTAAGACCAGTAGCAACCTTAACACGATGAATAATAAGATCAGAAGTAAAATCAGATACCGTAGTTCTTTCATCAGCTTTAGTTGCAAAGAATTTAGGTAGAGCTATTTCCATCGTATAAATGTATCCAATCAACAAATCTCTGCCACGATAATCACCATCTACATCAGCATAATAGGCTCCTGGAGTCCCATGTACGGTGGGGTAGAGTACTGCCCCTACCGATTGGTTAGACAACGTTAAACTGTCGCCTATGTAGCTTCCTAGAGCCACTACAGAGAACGTACCATTAGTAACTTCATCATACGGAAGGAAGATTCTAGTTGTATCATTAACATCGTCGTAGGTTCGATAAGGATTAATGTTCCAAAGATCGAGGCAAACATCCGTCTTTTCTCCAGTAGGTAGTGTAAGATAACCAGCCTCACTAGCTTGAGTCAAGTCATAAGATTGAACAGAAACATTAGAACCATTAGCCACTACAGTATAGAGCGTACTGACATCAAAGAATTGATCAAGTAAATTGCCTGTTAAATCCCATTTATACCAAGTTGTGGCTAAACGTTCTTGACCTTGTTGAGCAAACCTAAACTGATACATAGTAGAGTCCCCTACAGTACCACAAGAGATTAGTGATAATCCAGGTGATGCTACCATAGAATCAATACTAGAAGGGATTAACTCAGGTACAATTTGAGTTTGATCAAACATCACAGGTGGTTCAGTAGTGCTAATCCTAGTCAATTCATACAGCCTACTGTACAAAGGAGTCTTAGAAATAAACACTAGGCTAACACCTAGACCAACTGCTTGTACTGCAGGATCACACTCATATGACGACAACTCGTTAATCTTACTTGTTCTTGGACTGAGGATGTCAGAATCAGTAGTCAACACAAACTGTTCATTATCACTAAACAAGACAAGACCAATGCTAGTGGGTTGAACATAGTTCATGCTAACAGGTTTAACTGACGAAGCACTAAGATCAATAGGATCATCATCAGTAACTGTTAAAGCAGTTGTAGCAAAAAAATCAAAGAACTGACCGGCTTTACTGAGAATCACTGATTCAGTAGACAAGAAACCTAATCTATTCCTATAAAAGAAGATGTTATTAATAGTTGTTCCTACAAAACTAGGTAATGGATTGGTAACATCATCACCAACATTACGAGTTTCCCAAGTAACAGGAGTATAAACAAAAGAACCATCAGTTTGTCTTATCAATTGATGAGGTAATGTAAGCTCATCTAATTCAAACTGAAGATCCCAACCATTAGTTTCTTCCCAAACACCTGCTCCATATGTACCACCACTATCAGTTACAAATTTAACGTACATGTCGTCTGCGTTAACATCAAGAGTGTTAACAACTTTAACCTTGTAACCGTTACGGCATTGAACAGGTAACTCAGCTACAGTTTTAATTTGATCCTGGAATACTGACATTGAAGTACCACCACCAGAACCGATAACTGAGATTTCAAAAGCAGCAGTAGCAGAAATCCAAAGTCCAGGACCAACAGCAGCAGCTGTATAGGTTTTACCCCCAAAGGTTTGACCGTTAATATCGGCAACTAAGTTATCACGAATAAGATCCGCATCACCATTAGTGCTAGAGTTATAAGTACCACGCTCAACCCCATCAAGATAGATGCGGTAATGGCCAGGTGACACAACATTGATAACAACAAAAGCTACATTTTCTGGTGAAGCTGTAGTAGTAGGTTTTATGGCTACAACCTTAGCTTTGTTAAGGACAAAGGTGTAGTCATTAAGAGTTAACAATTCAATATCAGCTGCTGTAGCTCCAGTTAAATAACCATTAGGATCAGGAGTAGCAATAGCACAAAGATCTAATTCAGCTTGGTAATCTATTAATGCTGCTGCTTCTGCAGTGACAGCATTGTCATAGTTAGTTTGTGCTGTGTCCATATTGGACTGAGCAGTAGCTAGTTCACCAGCATTGTGTGTGGCTGCTATTGTTTTAATTGCTTGGTAAACCCGATAACTTTGAGAAGCAATAATAGGATACTCGTTTGTAAATTCAGTACCAAGAGCATACCCAGCAGGAATAGTAGTTGTGGCGCTTACAATAGCATCATTATCTTTGACAATGTAAACACCGCTTTTATTTAAAAGGATGCCTGATTTTACTGTTTGCTCAATCTCACCTGGCTTGTCATAGTCATACTGAATTTCAAATAGTGATTCTGTTGTAGCGTTTTGACCATTTAACACTTCTGCATAATCTGCCTGAGCAACATGAAGTAAATTAAGCTTAGTAGCAGTATCAGTTACAGCAGTATTATAAGTAGCAAGATCGGCTTTAAGATTAACAAGGTTACAAGTACCAGGGACACCTGTATTAGCTCCCATGTCAACAGCTCTTGGAGAACCGTCTAACAAATTCCAGATGCTAAACTTGTCATTATCATACTGAGCTACGTATTTCTCAACAGGATCTCTAATAATTGAAAACCATTTACCTGAAGTAGTTGCACCATAAAGATCAGATACAAGCTTACCACCAGGACGCTTTAGCATTCCCAGTGCATAATCTGGGAAGACATTTACAGCGTCGTTAAGTTGACCAGGGATCTTACGGTTGTCAGGTTGTTGAGAGATACCAAGAAAGAAATTAGGGATTCTTTGGGATACATTCATCGTGACAAAGCTTTAAAAGGTTGATAACTGTTATAATAGTTTACACCATCTCTAAATCCAAACATAGAATAATCACCTTGACTACACTCATATTCAAGTGCAGCTGCTCTTGTCATCCCCTCTTGTTCAGTGAGAAGCTGGTAAAGGGTATCATCACCAATCATCTTCACAGCACACATTCTAGCAGCTCGTGCAGTGATATAGTTTTGGATAGCAGGAGGGATGTCAGTGAAATCAAAGAACCAAGTAATATCAGCGCAGATATTATTTTCAAACTCATACGTATGATTTAGACGATCATATACTTTACCGTTACGACGTACAAGATCATAGTCAGACTTATGTTGATGCACATTAGCATCAATCTGAAGCATGTTGGTTGGATAAAAAATTTCTTTTGTAGTTTCGTCAGGAGCTAATGTATAGTCACGTTCAGTGTTAAAAATCCAACCTTCTGATTGAACTTGACGATTAACTTCCCGGAGAGTATTAAGAACAATAGATACCTCAGGGTTCTGAAGATCTAGTGTGGTGACAGGAGCCTGTCCCACTGAGCTAAGTATTTGATTTACAGCATCCAGTTCGGTGGACACAGCATAAGTAGGAAAGGGCATAGTTACCTATCACAAAAGGATAAAAAAAAGGGGAGCCGAAGCTCCCCCAGTATAACGTATCAAACGTTAGTAATGTTACATTCAACAGCACCGTAAGCCAGGCGAAGGTTCTTCGTCACAGACTTAACAGCAGAATCAGCTACGGGAGAACCGTAACCTTTTTGGGTTTTAGCAACAGAGATGCGCTCAGCATCAGTGGTGCAAACCCCGATAGAATTAGAAGCAGCCATTTTAAAACCTAGTTAGGATAATCAAGACTAATAACTTTAAAGGTGGCATCACCACCACCACCACTAAGAGTGATAGTATCACCAAGGCGATAGCCATCACCACCAGCAGCAATAGTCACCACTGCATCTACAATACCACCAGTAGAAGTTCCAGTAAGAGTAAGACCCGTACCAGCTTCAGTGGAAGTAGTAGCAGCAGCAGTAAAGGTGGCACCATAGCCGGTACCACCAGTAAGTAGGGTTACAGCCCTGACTTCACCACCGGCTCGACCAAGCTCAATAGGAGGAAATGGATACCAAGTCTCAGACGTAG